ATGATTGGAGCGATGCGAATATCTTCATTAACTCCAGATAGCACAAGCTCTTCTTTATTAATATTACGTTTCCCTTTAAATACAGCAAAGGTCAAGCCTTTGGCTTGGGAATTTATCATGAACTTCTCAAAACCGGGAACAACCACCGACAGGGCCTTTATTGCTTCCTGCGGACTGTTTACAGCCAATTTATGGACTCGGCCAAACGTAATACCCAGCACGCCGTATAATCGAATTGTCATTAGATTATTCATAGCTATCCTGTAATGCTTTATATTCGTGATATTGTAGAATGATAGTTGTCCGCTCCCGCCAGTACCCGCCGTACGGTACCCGGTGGCTCAGTTGGCCATACATGTGGTGCAGCATGAGCCCATCCCCCAGGTAAACGCCTGCGTGATTTGGCTCGGTTGCCCGTATCTGCATAATGATGACGTCCCCGGTCTGTAGCTCGCCACTGGCCGGGATAAAGCCCGCTTCGGCATAATGCCGCATATACAGATTTTCGCCGCGGTTCCACCACCCGTCTGTCCGGTCAAAATCAGGCAGTTCGATGCCGCGCTCCAGCCGGTACCAGTCCCGAACGATGGCGTAACAGTCCCAGATGCCATGCACAAATGGTCGGCCCTCCAGCGGCTTAATTCCCTCGATCGGCATAATCTCCCGAACATCGCCCTCCGGCCAGCTCGCGATGAGCCAAGGCACCTGTGACAGGTCACACTGCGCCAGGTCGAGCTGTGACGGCTGCGTGGTGGCATCCGGGTGACTGTGAGCGATCGCAACGATTGTCCCGGTGTCTTCGGCTGCGGCATATTCGGCCGGGTCTATGCGAAATTGTTCGCCGGTATCCGGGGCTGTATTCCGACACGGGATGTACGATTGTCGGCGACCGTTCTGCACCACCAACCCGCAACACTCCGCCGGGTAGGTCTCGGCGGCGTGCGCCAGCAGTTTTTTGACGATGTGTTGACGCATATTACCTCTTCAGCAATGCTGACCCCGGAAACCCGCCGAACGGCAACTGATTGCCATCACCGAACCGGCATTTGCAGGAACTCATTAGGCCGCCGCACACGTCCTGGCTCGGGTCATCCACCGGGTTATCGTCGATATCGAAATACGCCATGCCGGTATAACCGCATTCCGGTCCGCGGTACCGGTTGCGGATTGCCCAGGTGCAAAGGCTGTGGATTTGCCGGGTGGGGATCATGATGCCCTGCAGGTCGGCCGGACTCGACAGCGCGAACTGGATTTGTTCATTGTCCTCGCTGGTTTTGCTGTCGATATACCAGACCTCGATTTTTTCCTGCTCCGGATCGGCGTTGGCGTTGCCGTCGGGGAAATTTCGGGCGTCGAGGTAATGGGCGAACGTGGTGTGAATCCTGACGGCCGCCTGCACCAGGTTCTGATAGGCCAGGCACAGCGATGATATGGTACCGTCAATATTCCCCACGGCCAGTGTCGGCGTTGGTGCGCTGCCGTCGCTGGTCACTTCCAGCCCGGTAACCTGCGTCGGCCAGGGTTTGTACTCTATGCCCTGCCACCAGATGGATTTGGCCAGTAATGCGTCGGGATTACCGCCGGCCGCCTCCAGCTCCGCTTCAGTAAAGGGGATAGCGTGGTTATGAAAATAGAGCTGGGGACCGTCAAAGGCCGTGCCGTCCACTTCGAACAGCGTGACCTTGCTGCCCGGTTCCAGCTTTTGGAGATCAGCTGTAATCGCCATGGTTTGCCTTATGGGTGATACGCGGTGATGAACGTTGCGGTAAGGGAAAAATTGTTATTGCCCAGCGGGGTTACCTGATACTGCTTGCAACAATACAGGCCCATTTCAAACAGCGGATTGCGCCATTGGAATGCGATATAGCCCTTATGATCGCGAAGAAACTGAACGATGGGTGAGACATAATCCCAATTGCCGACAAACGTCAGCGCCCAACTCTGGGCTTCGCTGTTGATACCGTCGCCGGACCGTTGGGTATAGCCATCACCGAGTTGGGTTTCCCGGACTGTGGGGGTTAAATCGCCGGTGGGGCTGACGCGGGGCGAGAATTTAAACGTGTGGATCATCTCCCCCCCTTAATGGCTCGGCTGATTGCACCACCCTGGGCCAGGTCACGATCGCGCATTGCTCGGTATCGCTGATCGACAAAAGCCCCAACGTCACTGCCAAACTGCTGATAACCGTCGGTGCTTTGAGTGGTGGTGTTGCCACTACTATCGATGTTGATGTATACCTGCGGCGCGCTGGTGGCGCCCGACGCGCCGATGGCGCTCACAGCCCGAACTCCTAACGATCCGTCCGGCGCCCGGGTAAGCGGCATAATCGCTTCCGGGCCCGCCTCCCCCATCAGTCCCGCGCCGTTAGCAAACGCGAAATAGGTGGGCGATGCCACAATGCTATTGCTATAGGCGCTCAGGCTGGGAGAGTCATAGGCGCCGCCTTTAGCATTGGCGGACGCGCTGCTTAAAAAGCTACCGATAGACCCCAAAATGCCACCAGAACCCGAAAGGGAACTTCCCAGAGATTTTAATCCATTGACTATCGCGGCATTAACCAGAATGGTTTCGATGGATTTCAAAACCGTGGCGGCCCAGTCTTTCCAGCTCGCTTTATTGCCGTTAAGCATGTCAGTGATATTGGTTACCATCCCTGACATGGCGCTTTTTGTCGCTTCCGCTGCCTGGGTGGCATAATCTGATGCCTCATCCTCCCAGTCCGCAAGGCCCTTACTGATACCCGACTGCCAGTCAGAAGCCGCCAGAATTAACGCCTCTTGCTTTTTCTTTAACTCATCCAATGCGGCTGATCTGGCGGCAATAGCTTTTGTGCCACCGTCCGTTTTGTCGAATAGCCTTTGAATCTGCTGTTGTTCTTCAAAAAACTCTTTATCCCGCTCACTCATCCCTCTAGTGTCGGTAATTTTTTGGGCATCATCGGCATATTTTCGGCCGGCGTCACTCAAATCCTTCAGGGCATCGGCTTGCTGATGCTGCTTGCGGACGTTTTCGTCTGCAGCCTGCGTCCATTTAGCCAATTCAGTGGCCGATGCCTGTATTGATTTTCGCTCTTCATCGGTCCATTTCGTGCCGGCCTGGTGCGAAGCGGCATAGAGATCTGCCGCCTTTTCGCCTTCCGTCGCCCGGACTTTTTGAACCTCGATAGCCACGCTCAAATCGTCCATTTTGCGATTATACTGCTCAGTCTGCGCGGCGGCCTCCCTGGTCGCTTTATTTTGCTCCTCGGTGGCTTTGGTTTCGTCCTTTTTTGCCTGCGCGGACCCGGCATCTTTCGCTGCGGCCTGGTCTTTGTTGTAGATGTACTGGGTGTATAACGCCCCCGTTAATTTGAGATCCTGCGCTTCATAAACGTATTGCTGATGCAGTTTCGCCAATCCAGAAAGGCTAGCGAGCTCATTATCCCGGCGTGCTTTCTCAACAGCTGTTGACTGTTGCGGAGTGGCATTGGCCGTTGAAACAACAGGCCCTTGGTATTGCCCTGGTCCGAGTTGTCCACGTTGGCGGATGAGATTATTACCGAGTGTCATCAGCCGATTGAATTCCGAGTAGGCCCCGTTCATCATTATTGTGGACTGATAGAGCTGATTATCGTTGGCTGCCTGCTGGCGCACCAGATCAATGCGCTGCTGCTCAGTCTGATTAAGCGCGGCCAGGGTTTTATCATGATCGGCGCGAATTTGGCGCAGCCGATCTTCCTCTACCGCCAGCTTATCCATCATGCTGTCAATACCCGATTGCAAATCCGTGGTATTGACGCCCGGCGATGGGTTTTGAAGTTGTTTTTGATAAAACGCGATGGCGCTTCGCAGGTTATTGACTTTCTCTTGCTGGTCTTCAAGTTGGTCGGACTGCGCCTTCAATGCCGTTCTGAGTTTGTCAGCGCTGTCGGCCACGCCGGACAATGACATGCCGGCCAATTTGGTTTTGATGTCGTCCAGCGATTTGGCGTATTCCAGAGCGGATTGCTTCGCTTGTTCCTGCTGCTGATACATTGTGTACCAGGCACCAGCGCCAAGCAGCACCAACCCGGGAATACCGCCCACCAGCGACAGCAGCCCGGAAACGCCGACACCTAACCGGCTGGTAAACGATGTCAGGTTGTTGAGGCTGGTTTCCGAGGCTGTCACAGCGCGGTTTGATTGCACCAGCGCGGCATTGGCGGCAATCATTGCGGTGCGCTTTTCAATCAGATTTTGCGTCGCCAGCATTGAGGCATTCGAGCCTTTGGCGACATTGGCCTCCGCCAGCGCCAGATTATACGCAGACGCCGCCGCACCAGCATCCGCCACGGCTTTACGCTGTGCTTGCGTGGCGGCGTAAAGCTGTGCATTTGCGTTACTTACTTGTGAACGATAATTATCGATGAGTTTTGAAGTTGATGCCCCTACGCTACTGGCCATGTTGCCGAAATACCGCGCTGCGCCAATCGCCACCAGCGCGCCGGCAGCATCGGCCACCGTATCGATATTTTTTGCCAGCCCGTCGAGCACACCGGCCAGGGCAGACGACGCGCCAACGGAGTTGTTGGCCGCCCCGACCCAGGCAATAAATGAATTCTCTACTTTCTGCGCAGAGCCGCTGATCGACGCCGGCAGCGTGTCAAATTCCTGCCGCAACTGATCGACATTAGTAAGTAACGGGATGATTTTATCAGTCGTCAATTGGCCGTTATTGGCCATGTTGCGCAGGCCGCCAATCGTGGTATTGAGCCCGGCCGCCAGCAGTTTGGCTAACCGACCGCCGTTTTCCATGATCGCGTTGAATTCTTCGCCGCGCAGAACGCCGGAGCCGATCGCCTGGCTTAACTGCGTTATGACGGAGCTGGCTTCTTCCGTGCTGGCGCCGGACAGTTTCAGCGATGTCGCCACCGTTTCGGTGACCTTAGCCACATCAGAAGAAGCAAAACCCGCGTCACGCATGGATTGCGCAATACGGGCGTAAAGATTGGTGTTTGCCTGGATGGATGTGCCGGTGCGCTGACTGATGTCCATCAGTGACCGCTGGGCGGTGGCAAAATCATCCGAAGAGGTGGACGCCAGCTTCAGACGCCCACTTAACTGATTCCAGGTATCGGCATAACCGATCAGTTCATTGACTGCAAACGCGCCGGCAAACGCGCCGGCCATACCTGCCGCGGTCGATTTCACAGAGGCGAGTTGCGAATTTAATTCGCTTAATGCCCTTTGGCTTTCCCTTGTTGCGGCCGCTGCCTGCCGTCCGCCGTTCTGCATCGTCTTGTAATAATCAGACCCCATGCGGCTGGCGCGGGCAATTTCAGTCTGGAACGAACTGGAGTTAGCCGAAATTTTAATGATCAGTTCGCGCAGCGTCGCCATTTAATTACCCCAAATAACAAAAAACCGGCATTTGCCGGTTTATCAGAACGCTTATGATTTATTCGTAAATCACTCTCGGATATATATTCGGCTAAGGTTTGGAATTCCTCTCTTTTTGCGCTCTTTATTGATATCATCATAAAACATTTTTTTTACAGGAATGTCATACCCTCCTGATGCACATAGAGAAGAAATAGCATCAGGATTAACTGGCTCTCCCGTACTTTCGTTTATATCAAAAGATAGGGCCACTATTTCCCCTTCATTATTTTTTACAACAAACGTTACAAACAACTGCTTTCCTGCATAAGCGCCGTAAGAATTTTTTCCGTTCACAAGTCCGCAATAAATAGAAGACTTGTCGGGGTAAGGAAAATCCCAGTGATAAAATTTGGCGGAATCCGGGTCCTTCATTTCATTCCTAATTGTGTTTTCCACCGCTTTCCTTTCTTCTTGAGTTAATTCTCTGCTCAAAGTTGAAAAAGAAAATAACCCAACACATAAAAAAACTAATATTTTTATCATCATTTTCCCCATTGGTATAGTTTTTGTTCATCCTAATCGGCTTCAACTTCAATGGAAAGAAATTTAATTTCACTCCGCAAGTTTTTTGAGAAAACCCTCAAGTGCGCCGGCATCACCAGCGTCGTCTATCTGATCTGACTCACCCCAGCGCAAGACGGCGTCCTGCAAGGTGGTCCTGATGCCTTGTGAATTATAGACTGCCGCGGTGATCTGTGCAGACTGGATATCACCCCGAACATCTCCAATCGGGCTGCGGCGGTCAAACTCGATCCACATTTTCAATTCGCTGGCCGAAAGTGACCGGTTTAATTCTCCCAGGGTCCGCCCCAACCGAAGCGCCAACGCCATCATGAAAAACGTCAGGGGGTCACTGACTTTTTTCCGGCGTCATCCTGGGCCAGGGTCAAATCCAGCGCCTGCTTGAGTAATCGCGCATGTACCGGGCCGTAGACACTTTGGACCAAATCCACATCATCATGAGAGAAAACAGGCTCGTCGTTCTCATCAAGCAGAACGTCTATGAAAAGAACCACATCAGCACTGATATTGCGGTGGGCTTGCTGGGATTCGGTGAGTTTAGGTGATTCTTCGCCCTCCGCAGCTTCAGGGGTGAGAATGGACCGCCATTGCGCCCAAGCGTGGCCGGACGGCTCACGGATCTTAACGTATACCCCATTCCATTCAGGCACCTGAACGGTTTTTGTGCGAAATCCCGCTAGCGGGGCCAGGACCTGGTCCCGCAGCGACAATATTTTTTTTGCCATGATTCATCCAGTAAGTTAAGAGGTCTGCTCTACCGCGTTGATATTGGTCGGCTTGCCTTTCAGGCGTAATGAGAACGTTGCGGCCACCACGCCGGACGTGGACACTGACCAGGTATGTTGGCGTACTTCGGCAATGAACTGAAAACCATTGCCGGACGGGAAGACAACCTTAAAGGCATAGGTGTCGTCATTATCGTAGGCAGTACGCAGGGCGTCCTGGGCGTCATTGCGATAAAAGTTACCGGATAGCGAAATTTCCGCCGGCGCCGGCAGGCCGTTAATGTTTTCCGTTTCGGTCGAGCAAAGGGTTGTCGCATCAATATCCGACTTTTGCCCCGCAGTGAAGCTGATTTCCTTCAGCGAGCATTCAAGGTTCAAAAACGTGGCTGTATCGACGGTGGCAGCAGTGGCCGGATCGGCCGAAATAGCAATCATTGTACCCTGCGTTTTTTCATAAAGTGCAGACATGGGTTTCTCCAAAAAAAAACCGCCTTACGGCGGACGATGTAGGGATTTATTGCCAGATTTGCGCCTCAAGCGTGGCACGGTATAACCCCGTGTCGGGCTCGTAGCCGCCTGTTCGATTGATGTTTGTGGGTTTAAGGGGAGTTAAGGCCAGTAGGGCCTGAGAACGGATAGCTGACGCATCATCAATAGACTGTGCGTAAACGTCTACCTGGAGAGTGATAAAACCCTCCGCCTGTCCACACATTACATCGCTATCAACCTCGGAAATCAGCGAGAAAACCACCCAGGGCGGGGATATCGCTGCATCCCCTTGAGGATTAAGCGGTGCAACGTAGGGATAGACCTGGCCGCCGGCCAATCCTCCCAGAACACTATAGATATCGGCTTCGGTCATTTTGTCAGCGCCTGGTCAATGCCAGCATTGGCCGCTTTGAATGCCGCGGCGGCGGCTTCTTCCGTTTTAGCATCGTAGGCTGGCCGAATAAACGGAACGGGTGGCATTTTGGACGTGCCCAGTTCGACAAATCGCCAGTAAAACGCATTATTACGTGCGCCGGTTTTCATCTTGTTGTCACTGTTTCCGGTTTGCGGATTGGTCCCGCGCACGTGCACGCCGGAAACGATACTGCCGTCCTTATCCCGCTGCGTCAGCACCACGATATTCCGCTTCAGTTTACCGGTGCGCTCCGGGGCCCGCCGTACCGCCTCATCCTTAAAAACGGTGGCCGCCGCTCGGGTCGCGTCTCGAATCACTTTGCGGTTTTCCGCTTTGCTGAGTAATTCCAGATCGCGGGAAATATCCAGAAGCCCGGAAAAATCCAGATGGGTTTCAATCACGGCTTCACCCCCTTTTCGCACAGTAATTCCAGCCGCGTTCCGTTCTCGGCAGTGATAGCCGACTTAATATCGTAAACCTCGCCGTTACCGGTCGGCGGTTCATGGACCAGTCGCCACCCCGTCGTTACCGGTATGGTTTTATAACGACGGATCCAGATTCGGGCCGTGGTCCCGCTTAGATCGGCGCCTGAGTCCATTAACTCACGGCCAGAAATATCGGTAATATCGGCCCGAACCGATCCCGCATCAATCCACCCTGTAGCCGGTTGACCGGATGGTAAGCGTCCGGATGCGGGTTTTTGCAGCGTGACTCGGTAGCGCATTCGACCGGCTTTCATACGCCATACCTTCGGTAAGGTTGAAGCAGCGCGTTGACTCCGAAATCCAGCGGTGAACTGGCATTATTCGTCCCAATGATCACCGCTTCGCGATTTGTGTACCAATGCCCAACCAGCAGCAACATGGCGGTTTCGATACTTTCGTCACAGAGTAAAAGGGTTGGGTCAGCAAGATAATCTGCCGACGTCGCATCATCATAGAGTTTGCGGTCAGTATAATTTTCGACATATTGCGCCGCCGCCTTAATGCGTGCATCTATCCACGCATCATCCTCGGTAAATTCCGACTCAATATTGCAATGCTCTTTTACCTTATCAGCAGTCAACATAATCACCCCTTTGTCTCAGGCGGGCACCTCATTCTATTTCCGGGGATGTTCTCTATTACCACTACAAGTCCGTTGGCGACCAGTTCGGCTGCACGCAAGCGAGATACGGTGAAAGGCTTGTCTTGGGGGCTTCGTAACACGTTACCATCATTAAATCTGCGCAGTGGTTGAATAGAGACCCCGCCGGTTGTAGCCGGCTCTTCTTGAATAATCTCTACAGCCTCGGCGATTGTAGCCGCGTCATTAATTCTTTGTTTCTTCATCGTTTTCATAATCATCACCATAAAAAGCCCTCACGGTTTCCTTTCCGTGAGGGCTTTCGGCCAATACAGATCTGTTATGAGCCTGATTCTGTAACCGATCCGGTCACAAATGCCTCGGGACGATAGACCGCCATTGCTAGCCGCTCTTCAGCTCGAATGGTGACCATATTTCTTATAAAGTCATCTTCGTTCTCGGTGGAAAGCAGCACTTCAATATCCATACGGTCAAAGATTTGCGCGGCCATATTAAACGCCCCGGTAAGGAAGGTTTTCTGTGCCATGGCCTGCGTTTCAACCACCGGGAGGCCCCAAATACGGGGAATGCCGCCGTTTACAGGCTGCGCGATGATATACCGCCCTTCGTTATCCTTGGTCAGTTCAATACCCGCCCAGTCTATCGGGTTGAGAACGAAACCCGATGCCGGATATTCCGCCAGTACTGCCTGTAGCACAGCCAGGCGCAGGCGGTCGATGGGGGTAGCATTTGCCAGCGAAAGCGCCGGCGTGAATTCCGTTGCCTGCGGCAATATCCCCAGGATATTGGCACCGGTACCGTCACCACTCAGCAACTGCTGCTCTTCCTTGAAACGAAGACCGTACTGCGCGCGACCGTCAATGTAGCTGGCCAGCCCGGGCGCATCATCCAGAATCTGGCGGGATGCTTTGAAGTAATGCGCGATCGTACGGACTGGCGCACTTTTCAATTCAAAAGTGATATCGGATTTAGGTTTCAACGCACCTTCCGCCACAGTATTGGCATTGTTCGTGAATCCTTTCTCCTGAACGAATTCGATACTGTTGGAGGACGTGGTACCAGGGATGAGCAGATTGCGGATCGTCAGCGTACGTTCAGGCGGTGCCACAATTCCCTGTACGCGGTCGGATACCACAAGGCTGTTGGTCGAGCTGACGCCCTCGCCAGTAGTGACGGGCACATTCATGATGTCCTTTTGTTCCAACTTCACGCGAATGCTTTTACGTGCGGAACTATCCATCCCTTTGTACTCTTCGCTTTCAATCACCAACTGACCCAGTGATTTTTTTTGCGCAGGCGCTTCGTTCGGGCGACGGGCGCTTTTTTGTTCCAGTTCGGTCAGTCGTTCTTTAAGCTCGCCAAGCTGGGTCAGGCTTTCGTCCGTACGCTGCTTTAGCTCAAGCGTGACGGTTTCACCTGATTCCATCTTTTTCTTGATATCTTCACCGAAGTTTTTAACCTGATCCATAACGGTATTAAGCTGTGCGGAGATTTCGGTAATACCCTGCGGCTGACCTTCGGCCGATTTTTTCTGGTACATATGATTTCCTTACAGAATTTTAGGGAGGGAAAACTGGCTGAGTTGCTGGCTCATAGCCGCAATAGCCGCTTTTTCTTCGCCGTCTTCGCCCCCGGACTCACTCCGGTCAAGCAGGTGCGACAATCCGCGGCAGGCGATCGCTGCGGATTGCGTTTTCGAAAAGCCTGCCTCGCGCAGGAGCTTCTCAAATTCAGATAGAGAGGGAAGTTCGCCATGGGCTAATTTCGATTTAACGACATCAATCCTGGCTTCATCATTGGCGGGTACGGTAACAATGGATATTTCAACCAAATCCAGTTTTGTCAGCGTCCGGATACGGGTCTTTTCATCATAATTGGATTCCCGGACGTAGTAACCTATTGAAAGCCCAGTCACGGCACGGGTTTTCATACCTCTCCAGGCCGTTTTCGCATAAGGGGCGTCGTCCATCCACAATGCGCCCTCGCCAAACAAGCCGCGATCATCTTCCTTTAGGGTATTAATATCCCAATTACCAATGGGCTCTGCGGTCTGGTGTTGCCACAATACGGGGAATGTACGTCCATTTGTGCGGGCCTCGGCAATGCTGTCTAAAAAAGCGCCAGGTGCCACCACTTCGTTATAGCTATCCACCACATCGAATACAGAACCGTACCCAGAAAAAAGGCCGTCATCGCTGACAGCCTTTATGTCGAAATCGAATGCCTTTACCTTCATGGCTGCGTTTTTCCGGAACATGCCGGCGTCTCCTCTGATTTGATGCCTAACCATTCCCGTAAGGCATTTTTGGCTGATTCGCTGTCTGCCGTCTTTCCAAGTTGATCAAGTGGCAGCAGGTTGGACTGTACAGTAAGCTGGTCGCCCCCCGGTTGTGGCGACAGATTTTCTTTATGCCGAGCTTCATTACGGGTCATAACGCCGTTCTGGGTCATGGTGGAATAAAATGCGGCGCGGGCAGCACTGTCAGCACGAAGAAGACCTTCAATCGAAAACTCGGCGAAATACCGATTCCTCTCGCCCGGCATCAGTAAATTCTTTCGTACCGCTTGCTCAATGCGTGTCAACCAAGGGCGAAGGGAGAACGTCAGAAATCCAATGAGCATCTGCTCAACTCCGCTTCCCCACATCGTTTGGCCTTGTGCGTTGTGACCAATGAGACCGGGCCAAACACGGAACCATCGGCAGATCTCTTCGATATTGAATGCCCGGGTCTGTAGCATTTGGGCGTCTTCCGGATTCATGGTTACAGGCTGGAATTTCATCCCGGCTTCGAGAACCATCATTTTCCCGGTATTCATTGAGCCGGCAAATTGTTCAACCAGACTTTCACGCACCTCGGTCCGTTGTTCTTTTTTGAGAATTTGATCCATCGACAGAACACCGCTGGGACGCATGCCGTTTTTAAATACTTTTGCGCTGGCCTCATCAGTCGCCATTGCGAGCCCCAGCGTCTGACGGGCATAACTGACTGGTGATAGTCCCATCACGCCATTAGTACTGAATGCACGAACATGCATAATGTCGCGTTCACTGATATTTCTTAAACCTCCGCCAGGCCATTCTCGGTAGGTGTAAATGGGGTCACCATTGTTACTCAGGTCAACTTTCATGCGCTCAGGCCGTAACGGAGTCAGGGCTGTAATACGTTTGCCGGTGCGGTCAATTTCCGCGTAAGCGTTTCCCCACAGCAGCAGACTTGCCATGATCATTTCCCAGAATTCCACCGCAGTCATATCAGCATTGGGTTGGTTGTGCAGCAGTTCATAAAGAGGATGATCAGTAGCTGTCTGGCGACCATCTTCAGTTTTTTCATAAAAACCGACAGGCAAGGTAGCAATTGTTTCTGACAGAAGCCGGACGCATGACCATACAGCAGAGAGTTGCAAGGCCTTATCCACTGTGACCGACTTTCCCGATGCGGTTTCAGTGCCATAATAAGCGGCCAAAAAATCACCATCCGTCAGCGAAATGGGTATTCCCAGCCATCGACGAAGTGCACTTTTTATCCGGCTAGGCTTTTTCTCTTTGTTCATCGTGACTCACACTATGATTGGATTGCTGAAAAAGTCTTCAATATCGCCAGAATCATCCAATTCCGCATCCTCAGATGCGCCAATGGCCATCGCAGCGGCCACCACACCATCGATACGGCCGGTGCTTTTCTTTTTGGCGAATATACGGTTATCTTTTTGGTCTGCCTCCAGAACCGCGGACGCCGCATTCCAACGAAGGCATGGATTATGTAAGATAAACAACGCTTTACTGTTCAGCTTTTCTTCAAACAATTCTATTGACCGAGGCATCCACAAATTTGACCCCTGAGCCTTGAAATAGCCCTGGCCGTGCGGCACCAACTCCACACTCACCGACTCATTTACCAACTCTGGTTCCAGATATTTGATGCGATATTGGTCAAACGCGATGCAGCGAATATTGAACTTGGCCGCCAATTCACCGATACGGACGGCAACGAAGCCATAATTCACGGCCTTGCCCGGGGTCGCGTGCACATAACCATCACGCACCCAACTGTCATAAGGGACGTGGTCGGTCTTAGCGCGGTCCAGCATGGTATCCTTTGGCGTCCAAAATTCGACATGTAGCACCTTTTTGCTCGGAAAATAGAGCGCCAGCGCCGTCAGGTCACGAGAGCCAGACAGGTCAAGCCCGGCGAAACATTCCTCGCCTCGCAGCGCTTCGAGATCAACGCTCCTTTCACAGTCCATCCAGGTATCGCTATTGATCCAAGGGTCGGCGGCATCCACCCACTGGCAAAAATTAAGACGGCGAACAATGCTTTCTTTCGAAGGCATGCCGCGGGCCTGGGTGACTTGCTCGCGAAGATATTTTTCTGTGAAAGTGTGACCCAATGACGGGTTAGCTTTCGGCCAGCAAGATTCGTCTTTAAATGGATCGTCGTTCTCATCCAGTGAACAGATAAAGCTGAAGAAGCTGTCATCCTCCAAATCACCGGCAGCCACCTTGCGTCCATACTCGTGATATTCGTAGCAAACGCTGGTTTTGTCGTGCCCGCTGTTGGTGATGAGGAACAATAGTGCCTGCCGCCGGCCTTTCGTACCGGCTCGCATCATTTCCACGACCTGGTTGGATTTGTGTTCGTGGACCTCGTCAATCAACGCGCCGTGCGGGCGCGGCCCCGACTGACCATCATCAGAGCTGATAGGCTTGAAAAATGAGCCGGTTTGCAGAAAGGCCAGATTCCAGACGTTGCCGGGGCCGCCCGACTTCAAAATTCGCTGATCCAGCGCCGGTGATTGCTCGACCATTGTCACGGCATCGCGAAACAGGATCATGGCCTGGTCTTTTTTCGTCGCCGCCGCATAGACTTCTGCCCGTGGCTCCTTATCCGCCACCAGCAAATACAGTCCGATGCCGCCGGCTAATGGCGACTTGCCGGAGCCTTTGCCGGATTCGGTATAACTCATGCGAAAACGCCGGGTACCGTCCGCCCCTTTCCAGCCAAACAGCGAACCAACAATGAAGCATTGCCAGGGCAGAAGAATGAAAGGCTTGCCTTCGTGCTCCCCGCCATTGAGCTTTAACACCTTGGCAAAAAAGTCTATTGCGCGATTTGCGGACTCGACGTCCCATACCAACCCACGAGCCGGCCCCTGTTCCAGGTCCCTCAGGTGTCGGGCGCAGGAAGCGCGAATATCCGGCCCTGCAATGATTTTGCCGGCATTAACATCCAGGGCGTATTGCGTAGCGGGATCAGCCGAAGAACTGATTGAGCGGGTCCTCTTCTTTTTCTCCACCATCTACTTTTACCTTGGTGCGTGCGGCCGGAGTCAGGCCAAATTCAATCAAATAGGATTTAAAGCGCCGATCAGCATCCGCTAATTGAGCAACTGCGGGGTGACCTTTAATGAGAAAATCACCCATCTGCGTTTTGGTTGTGTAGGTGTTCCCCTCAACGTCGATCTGTTGGCGTAACCGAAGGATTTCCGCATACAAATCGCATAACCGTTCAAGTGCCAGAGTATCGGCAACAGTCAAGATGCCCATTTGATCAAGCAGCAGCGTCATGCGTCCCCATGCCGCCTTCCCCCAATCAGTGAGATGTGAAGGAGGGCTGGGGATCTCACGCGGTGGCGCTGGCTCTTTATCGTTAAGCTTTCGCTTCCCTGGATTGCCGGTTACCACCTTCAGATGGGTCGGTTTCGGTCGGCGTCCAGCCATGAAAAACCTCCCAAAAAAAAGTTTTCATTTCGCGGTTGTGCACACAAAGGAGGCTGCTGGGTCTCCAGGCGACATTCTTCAGAACTTTTAACCCGCCCCCTCAAATGATATCAATTCTCATTTATGCCAATGGCTATTAGGGTCGAGCGGAAAGCCATTCTCGTCGCAGCCTGGCACGAGGCCGCTTTTCTCCATGCGCTGCTTGGTCGAATCGTGATGCTGCTTGCAGAGGGATTGCCAATTGTCCTGGTCCCAGAAGAGCTTCTGAGCTATTGATATCATCTGTTTATCACCGGACGCTATGGCATCCTTTAAGCGATGCGGTTTGATGTGATCGACTACGGTGGCCGGGACTGCTCGCCCTTGCTGTTGGCACATGACGCATAGCGGATGCGAGCGCAAGTAAGAAATTCTGGCTTTCTCCCATCTGCTGCCATAGACGCGTGGCTCTTTATTCATGCCAGCCTCCATGCGCGCCGCCGTTCTGTTCTCGGAGCTGCATCCGAATGTCGCTCGACCGGCTGACCATCAGCATGGTCAACCAACGAATAGCAGGGATAGACTATCCGGCATCCGTAGGCATCACCGATGGCGTAATCCGCTGCTTTGGTGGTGTTCCAACGTGATAACACTCGGTCTAAATGCTGCGGTGGAACGCTATAACAGACGCCATGAATCAACCGCGGCAGCGTAATGTAGTCGGCTCTTGCCTTGTCGGCGGCTATCAGGCGTTCGGCTATTTGCATTTGGTATTGCGGCGGTCGGCCGGTGCCGAGATAGAAAGAACAAAGGGAATCAGGGAAACGCGCTAGCCAGTCGCTGACCAGCACCTGAAACCCATCAACAGGAATGGCATCATCTTCCAACACTACCACGCGGCAATCCTGCTCAGCGGCCCATTCAAGGGCACGGCGGTGATTAGCGTTTGCCCCGCTGTCTATTTCGTCTATCAGCAGGGTGCAATTCTCGCCTAGCGACCAGGCCAGATTGGAGGCCATCGCACGGCGGGCATGATGGCCCACAACAATGAATTTTATTTGTGTTGCCACCAGGCGAACTCCTTACCGATCCCGTCAGATTTGAAAACGGTATGTACTCGCGGTCCGGTTACAATGCGGTCACCAAATGTCTTTGCCACGATACCGAACGCCAACATATCGCCCACTGCTGCGCCTGCCTGCTCTGTTTTCCAGAAACGCATACTCTCAATGCGGTAATAAAGCCGGACTATGCCATGCGCGACCGCCATAACGTCTTCACGGTTACCGCCGAGCAAACCGGCATTGAGCATGGCCTCGTAACGATGTTGTTCGATGAATTGCTGATAAACGCGTTCCGGATGTTTCTCGAGCGCCCAGGCATCAGCATAGGTTTTCGGTTCGGAGCCGACATAGATTTTACTCGGCTGCATTTCCTGCCAAGGTTCCCGGAGCATTTCGACATCAGTCCCATCGGTACACCAGACCCGTTGGTATTCGTGATACTCGCGGAGATATTGGTAGATGTGTAGCCAGCGGCGGAAATAGACGTTCATGCGGACATCCGGAACCATATGGATTAATGCGCCGGCGGGCGACGCTGTCAGTTCATCCGCCAGGATGATGGCGTCTGCACCACGTACAGAGGCTGCCCATTTGCTCAGCAGATCCGGGGTTGGCTTCAGTTTAGTATTGCGCTGCGGGTCGGGTTGGCTGGTCAATAACGTAGTGATTACTGCATTGCGTTGCCGCCGATATTCCGCCCATCCGGTATAACCGGTGTCGCGCCGCTCATTGTGGATTTTGACGTTGCGTTTAACCAGTTCCTCGCGGTTCGATTGAGGGACTGAGCGGGTAACCTGCTCGTGTTCATCCAAGGAGTAGATAAGTTTGTCTGAGCCGACAACGTCCGCGAATGCCCATGTTGTTAGGCCGGCGTTATGGATGCGTAGCGCCAGATCGCTATGCTCGTACATCCCGAGACCATAGACAGAATCAAACCCGCCCACTTTCTCGATAGCGCTGCGATGGTAATACAGCATGACGCCACGCTGCCCGGTGTACGCCACATGCCGGTCATCACCATAAAGTTTGGCGATATCGTGCAGTTTGCGCGGACCGGCGAGATCGAGGAATTGATAGGCCAGATGCGGTTCCGGTGATTCGATGTACGGCAAATGCCAGTTATCGGCTATCGGGTACGCATCGTCATCCCACAAAAACAGGTGTTCACAGCCTGCATCCATCAACGCAGCCAGGCTGGCGTTTTTCGACGCAACGATACCCAGCGATTTATCATGACGGATGAGGTGAACGCCTTCAAGCTCAATTGCCGGCGGTATTGAACCATCATCAACCACCACAACATAAGCGCCGGTGGGCAAAAATTTCAGATGTTGTCCGAGTGACTTGCGGAGTAAGTCAGGTCTATTATGGGTCGTCACAGCAATACCGATTTGATGTGACAGATTTCCAACCGGCGCATACTGGATGCCATCTATCACAACGTTCATTTGGAATATCCTGGTTTTTGAAAATATTGACTCTGGAAATTTTGAGAAGGCGGTCGCTGAATTTAGAACTTTATTTTGTTTCCATCATTAACTACTACGTTTAGAGGTTGTTACAATGAAGGCAAATTGCAATCATAAAAGGAGTTCAAATGAATGATTTCATAATAAAATATGAAGAAATCTCTATATGTTTTCAACTGCAAGATGGTGCTTATATTGCTTCAATTACTGATACGTCAGGGAACGAAATAGACGAACCAGTTGGGGACATAGATTTTGATACTTTTTTAGCCACATTAGCTGCTAAAACCGGGATGACCGAAGATTATTTAAGAGAGACAATTTCAAAACATTATCCCTAAAAGGCATTATCGAGCGTCCTACAGGGGCGCTCTGTAATGCAAACAATTAATCGGCCGGATTAAAATCCACATAATAATCCTTGCCCTGCTCGAACTGCCCGTAGGCGGCGGGATTGGTAATATGCATACTGATCTGGCCGCTGGGCGTCCATTTGGACCAACTGGCGTTTTCATCGGCGCCGAGTTCAGTAACCGGCGACAGATGGACAACGTGATGCCCGTCACCCTTTTGGATGAAGTGGCAGCGGAATTTTGCTCGTACCGACATATATTTTCCTTTCGAGATTCGTAAGGCTGGACCGTTATGATTACAGGTATTTCTTCGCCAGGGCCTTCAGTTCGTCTTCAGCTCCGGCACCGAGCTGCTCGATACCGGCCACAACAAATTTGTATGCGGCTTCGAAATCGGCAACGCCGGTTTTTGCTTCCTGCGCCGGTGTCGGCTGAGCGGTAGTGGCGGGGTCAACAACGGGTGCCGGCACAGCTACAAATGCCAGGTTGTTTACGCTGGCAGTCGTGCCATCTGCCAGGGTTGAAACCAGCGTCGCAGCGCCGACAGTGGTGCTCACCAGACTGACAGATACCTGACCATTGGCGTCAGTGGTTCCCTGCGTAGGATTGACAGTACCGGCCGGGGCAGAGAA